GATGCTCTTATTAATTTAGTATACACATATTTATACGATCCACACTCTATAGGAATTAGGTACATATTCTTGCGTGTATTGCTGAATACCATATGCCTTAATCTTACTTAAATAGAGTCCGTCTGGCACATGATGTTCTTTTATTCTTATGTCAGATGAATATACATCGACGTTAGGATAACGTGTAATCCCGTCTGCAGATGGATATATTCCAGCAATTACGCTGGAGGGAGCTGAAGTCCACATTATTTAATATCTTGTATATGATCGCATAACTTGAACTTCTTGGCTTCTTTACCAGATAGCCAAACGTCAGATGGAGGTAATAGCTTTTCTTTAATAATTTTTTCAGATAAGCCTGTGCATAGTTTATAATGCTCTAGCATGCGTTGACCAGCATATTTCTGTTCTACAGTAGATGCAAACAATTCATGCTCCTTACCCTTACTTCCCCATGAATACTGATGAGATAGTATTGAGGTATTAGGTGTTATTACTCGATTACCTTTTGCACCAGCCATAAAGACCAATAATCCAGCAGATGCAATAAGACCTAATCCAATTGTATGTACAGGAATCTTAGATCCTCTCATTACATCAATTAAGGCTAATGCAGCGTATACTGATCCACCCGGTGAATTAATAATTATTGTTAGATTCTTTAGCTTGTTACCATGGTGGGCATTATGCATAAGAATAAATCGGATTGCTCTTTCGCATATCTCATCATCAATCTTTTTCATAATAACAAACTTGCCACTTTCTTCTAAAACAAACGGTCCTGATATTACTGTTTGTGTTTGCTCATAGGTACTATCATCTGTGCTACTTCCTGTATGCTGCATATTATATTTCCTAATAAAAGTGTTGCCATTTTCTCAATTATACTGTATAATAAGAATGTATTCGGGGGAAAGGCTAATTAAGGATATTTATAGTGTTTCCTTTATATAAATTAATATACCAACGAATGCTCCTAAAAAGATTACGGTTAATAGTGTTACTAAAAAGCCTGTTTCTACATTATTCTTTATCTTTTTATTTCTTACTCTTTGTTTAGTGGCTTCGGCTTTTTGCTTCTTGAAAAACTCATCTCGGAATTGCTGATACTTATAATAGCCCTGAATAGACTGCTTGTTGAGCATCCACTCAAGTTCTTTTTCTTGTCTCTCTATAGCCTGTTTAGCTTGGTACGCGGCTAATACATCACCAGTACCTAGCTTGGCTTTTTGTTCAATAGCTTGACTTGCACCAAAGTACTTTGTTATTGCGGCACCAGCGTTCATCACGTCTTGGCCGTTGTTCACCGTAGCCTTTATTATTTTAAAAGCCGCGTTCGCGATTGCTAATTCTGCAAGCATGATTTATTTATCTCTTAAAGGATAATAACAATCTCATGTTAAAAATGAATTGTTTCTGTGTTATTGTATTAGAAACAATTCATATATTCAGATACCTATTAAGAAGGCTTTGTAGGTTTAACCATATCCATTGGGTGAGTTATAGCTGAATTGGTTGCAGGCATATCTCTACAAGCCTGACGGTATGTAGCCCACTCAGCTTTAACTGAATCACTTAATGGTGAATCTGCGGCTTGTGTCCAATCAGATTGTTGTAATAACCAATCGCGGGCAGCCCGAACAGCTGTTCCAATTTGCTCAGCGGTAATTACAACTTCAACACGTGGAGGAAACCACTCAACCCAATTAGTTTGATTCAAACCCACTGTATCTTTTAGACCTGTCTCAATTAATACAGCGCTATAAGGTACCTTTTCTCGTTTAATAGCCCCGTTTATTACTAGGTTATAATACACATTATCCATCGACATTACATATCTCCACAGCCAGTTGATGGGAATGAGCGGTTATCTCCCCATATAATTCTTACACAACCACGGGCACCACACTGCAAGCCTTTGCCAAAAGCGGTGTCATCACCTGGTCCGCCACCACCACCACCATAAAGGCCACCGTGACGAAAATTGTGACCATAGTTGGTTTGACCGTTTTCACCACTAAAGCCATCTTCACCACCAGAGCCACCTTGTCCACCAGAACCTGTGTTCTGGCCAGCGGGCCCAGTATTACCTTGGCCAAATGGGGCTACTCCACCACCAGAAGGGTATCCGTAGGTAGAACTATAACTTCGGCCCCCGCCACCACCGCCGCCGCCAGCATCACCAGGTTGGTTGTAATTACCGCCGGAAGCAGTGTAACCACCAGTACCACCGCCGGGCTGACTGCCGCCTGAGTTCCCGCCCTCACCGCCGCCATCACCAGTATAAGATCCGCCAGAAGTTTGACCTCCTTCACCGCTAACGCCGAACGTTGTAGCCAATATTCCGAAGAAGGAATCTGTAGCATTATTATTGCCATATGCACCTTTATCGCCACCCCTACCTACATGAACCGGGTATACAGTTCCAGGAGTTACAGCGATATTGTTTTTCCAGCCTAGGCCACCTCCACCTCCACCACCATTACCAGAAGCCGTAGATCCGTTAGCGCTACCACCACCGCCAATACAGACGACGTGTACTTTCGTCACGTCTGGTGGACAAGTCCAAGAATACCAACCTGATCCAGTGCCGTAAAATGCCTGGCCTATCGGATGAGCAGCAGCAACAGCACTACCATCGGCAGCAACAGCACCACCAGCAGTTGCAAATTTTAATTGACCGGCACCATCAGTTGTTAATGATTGCCCAGCTGTGCCATCTTTCATGGGTAACTTTAAAGGGTTACCACCACCGCTGGCTTGTATTTCGTCTACTACTATCGTACTCATTTTTATTCTCCAACTATGAGGTAATCAAAGGCTACCGAAGTAGCCCATTCATATATATACAGATTAGGCGTCACTATCAGGAACAATAGCGTTGAGCTCTGCCCAAGTTGTAGCTGCACTGACGGCTGCCTGCTTAGTTGCACCCGCAGTAACTAATGCAGCAATTGCAGTCTGCATAGTAGTCTTTGCAGAACCTGTTGCATTAAGTTGGTCCGAAATAGTATAGGCGTCTAAAATAGCATTCCTTGTATCTCGTTTAATTGCATCGTTGATTTGCCCTTGTACATTTCCCAAGTGCTTAATATCTATTGTAGTCATTATCTATCTCCGTACATTGTTGCACATAAGTTATAAGTTGTCCAAGGGTAAGAGACCTCGTTTGTAACACCCTCAATATTACCCATACGGCCCATCGCAATGGTTTGTAACATTCTATTATCAGTAACCAAGTCAGAACCAAAGAATGAATCAAGGTTATAAGGCATATTTGAATCTTTGAAGCGGTATGTGGTTTGATAACAGTGAGTACTAAGTATGAAGACCATTACTGTAGTATATGCAGGAATTACTACGGTACCATTCCGAGCTTGCGAAGGATTGTTGCTGCCACCATTCCACGCCGAAGACCATGTTCCAGCAGTTGTGCCTGCATATGTTGCAGCATCAGGTGTATAATACCAAATGCCTGAACCACCATAGTTAGCATTGACCGCGGACAAGTAGGCCTGGAAGTTCCTTGAAACATCTACAGAAGATGTATTACGAATAGGCATACAGCGCCATGTAACACCACCATATTGACTAGTTATGTTATCTTCATAACGGTGGTCAGCTTGGTTGCGACCAATACGATCGCCGTTAGCATATTCAATTCTACGCTGCATTGAGTTTGATTCACCGTCATTTGCAAACATGGGCTGACTGGTACCATTTGGGTAACCATCACCTAAAAACGCATTCCATCCCTGCGTTCTTGAGTCAGCATCCTGCCAAGAATGATAATATGTGGTCCATCCATTATTCGAACTCCATTCACCAGTAGAATAAACGTTTGAACGTGCTGAAGTGGTCACAACAGAACCAATTACATCGATGGTATCAGTAAGTTGTACTGGTACAGGAGTTTGCCAGCTTGATGTGGTGCCTGATCCTTTCGTAAGTTGTTGGCCCGAGGTGCCAGCAGTAGCCGGTAGACCAAAGCCAGTGAACCCTAATACACCAGCACCGTCAGACTTGATAACGGCATTGGCGACACCGTCAGCGGCGGGTACCGTTAATGGCACCCCTCCATTTTTGGCGATTTGATCTACAATTAATTTTGACATATATATGTTTCCTTAGTATTAAGGCCGATTAAACCGCCTTGGTATTTACGCAGACATGAAGTATTCACGTTTGCACAATTCTATTTATAACTGATTAAATAACTAGTCGTTGAGGTATACCAACAAGTAATTCGTGTCCTGATGCTATAGTCATTACAACATCAGGTCCCATATCTAAATTTTCACCGAATGCAATAGTAGGAGCTGATATTGTGGTGTCAGCTAATACATATTCATCCAATCTTGCGGGCTGGGTAGTAGTCGCAAAATCTGTTATCATTAAAACAGCATCTCTTGATACATGAGCTACTGTGCTTGCTCCACTGACCTCTAACTGCTTAGTAAAAACACCAACCTGTTTATTAGGTTGTGTAAAATTAGAAGTTATAGTATTACCTGTATGGAAATCGTAATAGTATAATCCTTTTTGGATTGTTAATGTTGTCCAAGATGGATCTGCGTTAGCACCCTGTGTGGTTAAATATTGTCCAGCTGTGCCTGCGTTTAGTGCAGCAGGACCAGTTGCATCACGATATACCAAATCGCCATGTGAAGTTATTGTTAATCCTACGTCTGTACCTGCGTTAGCAAATGACTGCCAATAAGCAGAATCACCAGAAAATGAAGTTGATGTATGATCAGCAGAAGCTACATATACTGACCCGCCTGAGTTAACAATATCATTAACCTTATATGCGGTAGCTGTTAACCAAATACCTTTCCAATCCAATCCAGCAGTGAAGCGTACCCAGTTGTTTGAAGCTAGCTCTGTAGCAAACACACTAGAACTGTGAGCAACAATTGCCTTAAATGTTTGACCACCGTAAGATACAACATCATCGATAAGATAAGCTGTACTTGCAGACCAATCACCCATTGATCTAATACCTGTCGCTAATGCATCCCACTGAGATGCGTTAGATACTGGATCAGAACCTGCTGTGGGGTTATCAGCAACTGCGATATAAGCAGATCCACCGAAAGTTACCACATCGTCTATTCTATAATTAGCTGTTGCAGTATTCCATGCAGCTAGATATTTAAGTCCTGTTGTTAACACATCCCAATGAGCTGAGTTTGTTACAGGATTGACACCGGTAGTAGGATTAACGTTAGCAATATATGTACCAGAACCGTATGAAACAATATCATCCTTTTGGTAAACAGTTGCTGCGTTATATATACCTTCCCATTGTACGCCAGATGCAAGTGCATCCCACTGAGCAGAGTTACTTACTGGATCCGATCCAACTGTGGGGTTATCAGCTGTAGCTATAAATGCTGATCCACCAAACGTTGCAACATCAGATATTCTATAATCTGCTTTAGAATTATTCCATGCTGAGGTATATTTGATACCAGAAGTTAATGGATCCCATTTACTAGCATCAGTAGGTAAGTTACCAGTTGTATCAAGCTTTGCGATATATACAGAAGCACCATACGAAACTACGTCTGATTTCTTATAAGCAGATGCGTTAGTGTATATACCCTTCCAATCTAAACCATGAGAGAACGTAGACCAGAAAGCTGTATCTGTAGGTAGATTACCGCCTGCAGAGTTAACAATACAAATATATGTGTTAGCACCATAATAGACGATATCGTCTTTCTGATATACGGTTGCGTTATTATAGGCACCTTCAAATTTGATACCAGTAGCAAGTAATTGCCAGTATGTAGCATTTGGAGGAGCATTACCAGCTGCTGGTTCCTCTAGAATATTTACATACGCATTGTTTGAGTGGTGTACTACTTCATGTGGCTTATATGCATTCGATGCATCATATTCGCCTTGCCATGAAAGACCTTCTTGAACTTTTGCCCAGTAGGTTACATTGGTTGTTACATTGCCGGACGTTTTAAGGCCATAAATGTATACGAATACATCACCGCCGTGTCTAACTAGGTCGTTGTATTCATATAGAGTATTAGAAACCCATACACCTACCCAGTTAAATCTTAGTTTACCTAAATCAATTGTTGTACTCATGGGTATATTACCTTAATGTGTCCATTATTTCCCCAACCATAGCTTACGCCATCTTGGGACCAAAAATGATCTGTATAATCCTCCATGTCGAGGATATTCGGATCGGGTAGCTTAATAACTTTAGTATCATCATCGATAACATCAACTACTAAACTGCCGGTTGCAGGATTATATTTAAAACCATAGAAAGTCTGATGACTTAATGATGGTGCATCAGCTGGTTGAGCTCCAATGTATGCCATTATGCTGTGATCTCCAGTATACTTATAAACGCTGTTAATTTGCTATTTACAGATGCTTTCACCTGTAGTTTATCGTTTGGCTCTAAATTGATAGGCTTATCAAAAACTAGGCTTGATCCTGCTTTGATTGGAGCTCTATGCAATACTGTATAAGATGCCGAAGCTGAATCGTCAAAAACAACTATATCAGCTAATACAATATCGCTGTTAGAAGTATTCGCAAGGAATATAGCATTGACAACACCATCAGTACTTGCCGGAGCAGTATAGATTGAGG